CTTCAGGTGTTCCTTGAATATCATATCCTCCAATATTAATTTTCATTTCCATTCATCTCCGAATTCTCTAGTAATTTATTAAATTCTTTTTTTTATTTCGTTTATTTCTAAAGTTTAACTAGATAAAAATTCTTCTCCAGTAATTTCTTTGTACTGTTCTTCCGTTATACAATTTTCTTCAGTATAAAAAATCACATCTTCTTTTGTATAACAATTTTTTTCATAATAACGTTTTATAGTATCAAAGTCAGGAGCATTATTTTCTTTATCAGTTAAATAAAGTTTTTTTATGATATTAGCAACATCCATTTCAGTATCACTCGGTTTATATGGATCAGGTGGATTATTCTTCTCATATTCTTCTTTTGATGTTCCAATCCACTTTTCCCCATCGAAGTAATAAGGTTCATATATACCTGGTGGAGGAGCTACTTCAGTCCAGTCACCCTCTGGCCATTCTTCGTCATCGTTGAACAATAAATAAGTAGTTCCGTCATAATAGTTGTAAATTACTTTCATAATATCCCTCCTAAATTAGATAATAATTAAATTTACCGTCAGCATAAGTTGTTGTATTTTTAACATATACTGCAATTTCTCCAGTTACACCGATTTGTAAACTTAAAGGTTCGTTGTCACTTCCACGTCCGCCTACACTAAAGTTTTTTTTGGGAGCGATATTATTTGATAAAACACCTACTACGTTTCTGCCAACTGCAAACGGTCCTTTAACATTTATATACAACTCTACTTCAATCAAACCATTTCCGTGAGAAATAGTTCTGTAAACACATAATGGCACTGTATCAGACACGTTGCTAAATCCATTCTTAAATGTGATATCTGTGAAAGGCGTTACACTAACACGATTATTTGCTATATCACTATCAACTCTTGATATAAGATTGTCTGTGTAAACTTTAGCGTTAGATTCGGCGTTTTTCGATTTTTGCTCTATAGATGTACTTATTTCTGTGTTAGCATTTTCTAATTGTTCATCAGTATAACTTTTGCTTAAATTTAAACTTTCATTAATATCATTATCTATAGTTACTTTGTCATTGTTATAGTCATTTAATTTAACCGCTTGATTGTTTTCGATGACCTCTATTGCTTTATTCGATACATTATCGACATCTGTAATCGCACCATTAAACTCACTTAAAACATTTGCTCTTTTAGTTTCAATTTGTTCTAAAGTTTCATCAAATGACTTATTTACTTCTTGTTTTTTATCATCTAACTGTGATAATCCGTTATTGATAACTTGCAAAAGAGATTCTTCTGCCAAACTAATTTTACCTTCTAATTCTTGTAGTTGTTTACGCAATTGAACAACATTTCCAACTTGTATGACTACATCGTTAGGTTCGAGCTTTTCAATGCCACTGTCTAATATAGCGATTGTAAAATCACATACATAAACCCTATCCTCTGAGCCTTTTCTTTCAATTGTTACAACAACTTTTACATCGCCTGTTTTTTCTAATTGTTCATCTGTCAAAGTGTATTCAATTGTTCCTGTGAACGGATCAACAATATTCATTTCTTGATTAATATATTTCGATTTATCGGCAAAAAATAAACTTATCATTGGACGAACATTGGGTTCTCCTAACAATAAGTTTTCGTTTTCTCTATTAACTTGCAGCCTTATAACAGATGTATTATTGTCTGCACTGTAATATGCCAGAATACCTTTACCTATAGTTGATTCTTTAGGTAGTATATTTGCCTTTAAATGTCCAATTTTTTCTAAATTATTCATACTTTGTCCTCCTAAACATTAGATATCCAGTCTTGCCATACGTCATCGCTCTTTAATCTTCTTTTTTGTTTTTGGTTACTTAAAGGTGTTCCTATTGCCATACCACTGTGATTATCTGTAGTCATGTAAAGAATGTAGCAACCTGTATCATCAGATTTGTAAGGATTGTCACTTGCATTTTTATCCATGTAATACCAACCGCTATAAGTTACTTCTGTTATCTTATCGATATTTTTAGTTACGTTGTATACATTTCCTAAACGTTGACCATTAAACCAAACATCATCCTTGTTTACTTGGAACAATGGTGTTTGACCTTCTAATAAAGGATTAGGTTTATAACTGATTACTTCATTGTTCATTGATAACTTGGCTAAATACTTATCTTCTCCGTTTTCTTTCCTTCTAATTTCAATACCATATTGATCGTACGGTGCATTTTGATATAATCTAATATATCCTAAGTTCATATCTCTCATATAAAGCACTGCGCTTTCCAAGTTAGACAATTCTTTTCTTATATAACCTACTTGTTTCATCACACTATATAAATGTTTATCACTTTCTGAAATAACTTCCTTAGATACGTATAAGAAGTCTGGCACACTACGTTCAGTCGTCAATGAACTGTCGTTAGGTCTATTAATCATAGTTCCATTTACTACCGATGAAGTAGAACCTCCACCATCAAGCACATAAGCATTCGTGATGTCGTTATAATTAGCACTTAATATTTCGTAACAGTCATCAATAGATAAACCTCTGTGTTTTACATTTCTTCCTTCGGAACTTAAGAAAACATAATCGCCATTTTCACGTTGAGCGATAACTTGTCTAGGGTGAAATGTTTTTGAATCAGCATGTTGATGATAAATATCTGGTCTGTGTTCTTTATTAAGAATGATTGGATAAAATGCTGTGATAGAGTTCACAACACCATCTTCTAACATTGTAGAAGCGCTTGTGCCATTAGGATATATTTTCATTGTTCCATCTTCTTTAAATCCTAAATGCCATCTATACGCTCTATCGGTATAACTATCACTTTGATATATCTTACCGTCTTTAATTTGATTACCAATTAGATTAAAGTTAGTTGTATTAAATACACTGCCATTAAAAACTGCACTTGCGTAATTTCTATCGCTAAATGTTCGAGCAGTTTCTTTATTCCCATTGCCAAATTGCTCAGCAGCAAAACCGTGTTTTAATTCTAGTTTATTCCCTTGATTATCAAA